TTTTCAGCATAATCAGCATCAAAAGTTCTATGATTGGAGTTCCTAAGACTGATTTTTTTATTGTCTCCTCTCTTTGGAAAGTTGGTTAGTTCTTCATCATCTTTTTTTTTACTGTCAAAACCTAGATATGAATCTAGCAATACAGGAGCCTCCATCTTTAAAACGTCGAAGTATTGTTTGATTACTTGATAGGCAGATCTTCTTTCATCTTCTGTGATTGGCGGTCTTCCATATCGACCGTTTAAATGATCAACGGCAAGATCTAGAAGGTCTTTAAATACTACAATCTTACCTTTTTCAGGTGCAGCATTCAGAATATCATCAGTGTCTAATCTTCTTCCTATTCTGATATAGTAACCTTCTTTCATTTGATCCTGATTCTCATTAAAAAATAAATGAGCTTGTTTGTAGTCTCTCCAGTTTGCAGGAGTGCCAAGTATGTTTTTCAATATCTCATCCTCTTCCTGTACTTGTGGATTGTTTGGCACATTTACAACCTCAATAGAATCTAGATATTCAGAATCAAATCCTTTCACATTGTAAGGGAGTTCTTTGGTTTCTAACAGGTCAAATAGTTTTTCTTCTTCAGACATAGGATGATCTTTTGGGAGTAGATCAGTATCATGTTTTCCAGATCTATATCTTTGATTTCTTAGAGCATAGAGAAAAGAGTTTACCCTAGCCATGGCCCACTGTTGGGCACTGTTCACTGACGGACGGACGCTGGCAGGGTTATTTTCGAAGGCCCCCAACCCTCGATGGTAAGACACTGCCAAATAATTTACATTTGTCACCTTCTTCTTAGGATTAGATCCGTGTTCTTCGTTGTGTTCTTTTGCTTTGCGTTTGAGTGCTGTCTGTGTTCCTTCTGGTAGTGCATTCATAGCAGCCCTTGCGTTTGACTTATCACCATAATCTACCGCCTTGTATACATCTAGAAGATATCTAACATTCTCATCTTCTTCTTCTCCTATGTCTTGAGGTTCTTGTTTTCTAGGGAATTCAAGACCTTCAGCAGCATAAGCCACTTCTGGAGCAATCCCAAAGAATATATGTTTTTCAACACGTAGCAATTTATCATTTCTCACAGATTGCAATGCTTCAACCTCAGTATAATCATGCTCAAAGTGCAGATCATCTTCCCAAAGTCTAGCTATACGAGTGAATAACAATCCTATTCTCTTACCTCTCTTAATCTGATTACTCCAATATTCTACCGCCTGCTGTCGACCTAGAGCATAGTTTGCAGTTGGAAGACCTAGAACAGAAGGAGGTACACCCAAAACAGCAGAAATAGATTCTCGTGCAAATGTTCTAGATGCTTGAAATTCCATATCACGAGGTGATAACTGTAGCATATCTATCTGAACCTGACCAGACATAACCATAGCACCGCCTGACTTCTGCATGCCTTTATACTGATCTAATATCTGTCTTCTCACTTCTTTATTCCAAATATCCCCGTCTTCTTTTGGTGACAGAAGAACATCAGGACGACCTTTTGAAGTTGCTTCTGATACGAGTTTTTGGGAGTTCAAATCAGCGTCAAGTTCTCTTGCAAGTGGTTGAATAGCACCTGTTCCATATAGGGCTTGGGGTCCTTTTTGATATCCTGCATTCTTGCCATGTATGATTCTTTCAGGAGGATACATCACTACAGAACCGCTAGAATTATGCTCATAACCTACAAGACCTTTTTGTGGATCTGTTACTATTCGAACCTCTTCAGGATGTAATCTAACCATAGAGACAGGACGATCAGAAGAACCGAGAAGAAGAATATAACAGTTTCCTGATAACACTAGATCGATGGTTATCTGTTCTCTAAATAAAAACTCATCTGTATCAGTTGAAGGAACTCTAATCAAATCAAGAACAGGATGATCCATCAGTTCAACCGCTTGATCTCCATACCCTTTAATCAATCGAAGAGGAAGAGCAGCAAGGTCTTGAGATAGTCTTTTTACACCCGCATGAGTGTAGCCATGAATCCCAAAGGCATCCATAGAGACTTGTGCTGAGAATGTATTGTTGACACCGCCTGCAGAGTTCCAACTAGCACCACGATTCTCTTCTTTTGGCTTCTCTATTTGCTTTGTATAACTCTTGCCTAATATAGCATTATATAACCTAACAAAATAATTATCACTCATTGTATTCTCCTATTGATGAGCATTATATCTCATAAATTGCATGACAAAGTACCTTAAACTGTCCATCGCGTGATCATTGTCCTTCTTTACGACATCCTTCTTTGATTTATTATCCCACTTGTAGAGCCTGAACTCTCTTAAAGTATTCTTTACATCTTTCGTGAATAAAAGTCTAGATTTGCCTTCTTTATCAATCTGAAGATATTCTCTAACCATATTGATCCCCTCATTTACTCCTAGATGCTTAGGAGCAGGTAATGTTCTTATATTACACTCTCTTCCTAATGTTAGACGGCCATCTTTACTTTCTGGATCTGCTACATACCAATGTATTTCTTCATTATGTAACTTGTTGATTCTATTGATCTCTCTTCCTGATTCTATCGTTGTATGATTCACCCAATACAACTCACGATATACAATCAGAGTAGTATCAGAAGAGTAGTAACCTGAAGGAGCCTCTGCAACCCATAACGCACAGAAGGGATGACTAGATCCAAAATCAATAGATATGTATCTTCTCCAATGATCAGGAATCTCTTCTATATCTATCAGATGGGTATCTTTTGAAAACTCAGGATAAACAAGACCTGATTGAGAAGAGAACTCACCAAACAATCTAGATCTTTGAGATGCTTCTGTTAGATGAGATACTGTTCTCCTCATCTTGAAACTAGATACATAAGGATTATCTAGACCTGATATTTTTACAACCTCAAAACCCTTTGCCGGATTTTCAACAAATCTTTCAAACATCCAAGATAAACCTTTTAATGGTGTAGCTGTAATTATCACTTTCCCTTTGAGATCTACTGTTCTAAGAAGGCATTCATGAAATATACCCTCATCATTAGGCTCTTCATCAATCCAAACCATAGAGACAGATCCACCTTGAAAACCTTCTCTCCCTGAATCACAACTCATAGAAACGATCCTGCCACCATTGGGAAGAATAGCAACAGCACGATCTTGAGAATTCCAACGTGTTTTCTTTGTGCCTATAGGAAGATATTTGTCTAGTTTTGGTCGTAGGTATTCTAGACCGTCTTTATAACTCAGAGAAGCACACCAAACAGTAGAAGGATTTTCAGGAACTAGATCAACAGGTAGGTTATTAAGTTGCAACCAATCTTTGACATATTGCTCCTTTGAACCGCTCGCAAAGGCAACAGATAGACATGCACCCACCTCCGTTTTGCCCGCCCTATTGCCGCCTGATATCAAAGTGCTTTCAGAACCCAATGAAAGAACAGAATGCTGTTGTGATGTTCTCTTCTCTGTAATATCACAATGATCACACCTATATAGATCACCTTTGATTCTTTTCATAGGATGACCGCAACCCCGATCCCGTTCTCCTGTTATACCTGTGTAGTTGTGGCAATGAGGAACCCAAAGAAGAGAAACCGATAGAGGATATTTCTTAGCATTCTCTATCAGTTGCTGCTTCTTTCTCAGATTGTCTTCTAATTTTTTCCTGTTCATATTTATATACTTTGTGATCCTTCATAAGTTGCTCGTGACATTCTGCTAGTAATGATGTGTATTCCTGACCTATATGAAGATGCAGATCATAGAGAAGTTGAGATAATACTGGTGACTTTGGAAAGTTCTTACCCTGACACCATCTAAGTAACTCTCTAGATTTCCATTCAAACCTTTGACAGAAGTGTGTTTTTGATCCAATCTTTCTATTCAACCATTTCCCAAAATGAACATTCTTTATGCTTGCATTCATTCTCTACTCCTCATCTAGATCAATCACAGGTCTAGCAATCAACTCTTTGATCTCTTCATCAGAACTTTGTAACTCTTTCATCAACTGAACCACTGATAACTGCCTATTATCTACATTCACCTCAACAATCTGCTCAGGTTGTTTCTGATATTCCTTGTGTACTCTTTCGAGGAGCCATGCCGCTGCGGTCCAAGTACCATCTTCTTTTGCTGCCTTCTGAATAAGTGCAAGATTTGCAAGTGCATGATTTGACTTTGCTTTTTTTACTCTCCTATTCAAATCTGCAAATATAGAATCCAGTTCATCATATCGATCCTGTTCTCCTCTTTGCATCCATGTATTATATGTTGATTGTGAGACTGAA